TGGTAAAACCACTACAACAGTTGCATATCTTCTTTGGACTATTTTATTTCAAGATTCACAGACTGTTGCCGTTCTTGCTAACCGAGGTGAAACTGCTCGTGCCATTCTTGGCAAACTTCAGTTAGCATATGAAAATCTACCTATGTGGTTACAACAAGGTGTGATTGAATGGAATAAAGGTCGTGTAGAATTAGAAAATGGCTCTGTGATTGTTGCTTCTTCTACATCATCTTCAGCGGCTCGTTCTGGTTCATATAATATTGTATTCTTAGACGAGTTTGCTTTCGTACCAGCAAACATAGCCACAGACTTCTTTACCTCAGTTTATCCAGTTATTACTGCTGGTACCAAAACTAAGATTATTATTGTTTCTACTCCTAATGGTATGAATCTGTTCTATAAGATTTGGACAGATGCCATTAATAAGAAAAACAACTATGTGCCTTTTGAAGTTCATTGGTCAATGGTACCAGGTCGTGATGAAGAATGGAAAGAAGAAACTATCCGTAATACTTCTGAACATCAGTTCCGTCAAGAGTTTGAAACTGAGTTTTTAGGTTCTACCAATACTTTAATTTCTGGTACAAAGTTACAACAATTAGTTTATCAAGAGCCAATTGCCGACTTTGATATGATGAAAATCTATGAACAACCATTTAAAGGTAATGATGAAACTACCAAAGACCACATGTATATGATTGTGGTTGATGTGTCAGAAGGTCGAAATTTGGATGCTCAGGCATTTTCTGTAATAGATATTTCTACTACCCCTTACAAACAAGTGGCCAGTTATCGTAGCACTTCAATCTCGGCTATGTTGTTTCCAACAGTTATCTACAATGCCGCTAGATTATATAATGATGCCTATATTCTAATTGAAATCAATACAAATCCTACGGTGGCAGACATTATACACCAAGATTTGGAATATGAAAATCTATTAAAAATATTTACAGGTAACAAAAAACCTCAACAACTATCGTCAGGTTTTGGTCGTGGAGTTCAGTTAGGTTTAAAAATGTCGGTTGCCGTAAAACGAATTGGTTGTTCAAATCTTAAAACTTTAGTTGAAGGTAATAAACTAATATTAAACGATTTTGATACCATTTCAGAGTTGACCACTTTTGTGGCCGACAAAACATCATTTAAGGCAGACGATGGCCATAATGATGACTTAGTTATGGGTTTAGTCATGTTTGCATGGGCTACAGGTCAGAAATACTTTAAAGACATTGTAAACCACGACATTCGCAAACAAATCCAATTGGAGAATTTAAACCAAGTGGATGAAGAAACACTACCGGCTCCCATTATTGAAACTGGTTTAGAAAGACCAGGTTTAGAAGTTGTAGATGGTGATGTATGGGAAGTTGCTGATGGTGGTGAAGTTTATTCCGGTTTTATAAGAGATACGCTTAAAAATCTCTAAATATGACCTATCATAAATATTCGTATGGTATCTTAACTGCCAAATAAATCATAATATCAAGGAGATAACAAATGGCATTTCAAATCTCTCCAGGCGTAAATGTTTCCGAAATCGACTTAACTACAGTCGTTCCATCGGTTCTAACTACGGCCGGTGCTTTTGCTGGAGGCTTCGTATGGGGCCCAGCAAATAAAATCATTAACGTTGATAGCGAAATTACTCTAGCAAAATACTTTGGTAATCCAGACTCCAACACATATACTTCATTTTTTACCGCAGCTTCTTTCTTAGCTTATGGTAATAATTTACAAGTAGTTCGTGCTGCTAACACATATGCTTACAACGCATCTTCAAATACCAGCCCTATTACTGGTGCAGTAATTAGTACTGTTCAAATTCAAAATAAAGATGTATTCCAAGCACAATACTTAAACAATCTTACCAATGGTAATGCCTATGGTCCTGTTGTTGCTCGTTATCCAGGTGCTTTAGGTAACTCATTAACTGTTTCAATTTTAGACGCTGGTCTTGCTAGTCAGTTTGCTTCTTGGAACGTAAACGGAGTTGGAGTTTCTTCTTTGTTTACTGCCGCTCCAGGTACTTCATCACAAGCCGCAGCACTCGGTGCCGCCAATGATGAAATTCATATGGTTGTAGTTGATACTGGTGGTTTATTCACAGGATCTAAAAATACAGTTCTTGAAGTATTCCCATTTATGTCTAAAGGTGCTGATGCCAAAGATTCATTAGGCAATTCAAATTATTACAAAAATTACATTTTTAATAATTCTAAGTACATTTATTTAATTGATCCTCCACAGTATGCAAATACTTCATCTACATGGGGTAAACCTTTAGCAAATACAAATTTTGCCGTATTAGGAAATAACATTAATACTGGTCCTAACTATGTAACTCTTGGTAACGGAGCTGATGCTACCGTAACTGATGCAGATTTGACAAGTGCATATTCATTGTTTACCAATGGAGAATTTGTAGACGTTTCTTTGGTAATGACTGGTGGTGCTAGTACTACTGTTCAACAATATGTAATTGATAATATTGCTAACTCTCGTAAAGATTGTTTGGCATTTGTATCGCCTCCTTCTTCTGCTGTTATCAATCAAGCAGGCAATGAAGTTGCAAATATCACTACATGGAACACTTCATTAGCTCGTTCAACATCTTATGCTGTTGCTGATTGTGGTTGGAAATATCAATTTGACAAATACAATAACGTATATCGTTGGGTACCATTAAATGGTGACATTGCTGGTCTGTGTGTAAATACAGATTCAGTTCGTGATCCTTGGTTCTCACCTGCTGGTTTCAACCGTGGTAACGTTAAGAATGTTGTTAGATTGGCATGGAGTCCAAACAAAACACAACGTGATACATTGTATGCCGCTGGTATTAATCCAGTAGTTACCTTCCCAAGTAATGGTACTGTATTGTACGGAGATAAAACATTACAATCTAAACCTTCTGCTTTTGATCGTATCAATGTTCGTAGATTGTTTATTGTGTTGGAGAAAGCTATTGCTCAGGCTGCCAAGTATTCATTGTTTGAATTTAATGATGCTTTTACACAAGCACAGTTTGTTGCTTTAGTAACTCCGTTCCTAAGAGACGTACAAGGTCGCCGTGGTATCTATGACTTTAAAGTAGTTTGTGATTCTACAAACAACACTCCACAAGTTGTTGATGCTAACCAGTTTGTTGGTGACATTTACATCAAGCCTGCTCGCTCTATTAACTTTATCCAGTTGAATTTTGTTGCTGTAAGAACTGGTGTTAGTTTTAGCGAAGTCGTTGGACAGTTCTAATAAATAACTAACGATATAGGAGATAAACAATGCCATTCAATGTAACAGAATTTAGAGCGAATATGATTGGTGACGGAGCCCGTCCCAATCTATTTGAAGTCACGTTAACCTTCCCAACCGTTGCTAGCAATAGTACCGCTGCTGGTCAAAAAGTAACATTTATGGCCAAAACAGCACAATTACCAGGTTCAACTGTAGGTCAAGTGCCTTTGTATTATTTTGGTCGTGAACTGAAGTTTGCTGGTAATCGTACATTTGCTGATTGGACATTACAAATTCTTAATGACGAAGATTTCACAATTCGTAACTCATTAGAATCTTGGATGAATGCCATCAACAGTCATACAACCAACGTAAGAAATAGTGCGGCTTCTGGCCCATCTGGTTATTCCGTTGATGCAGTAGTTACACAATATGGAAAAACTGGTAACGCATTAAAGACTTATAAGTTTGTTGGTTTATTCCCACTTGATTTAGGTGCAATTGACCTAGATTGGGGATCAAATGACAGTATCGAAGAATATAGTGTAACATTTGCCTACCAATGGTGGGAAGCTGTTACAACAAACTAATATATACTATTTTACAAGGAGGGCTTTGGCTCTCCTTAACATGTTTTTTTGAATTGGATTAAGATACAATGGCAAACAAATTCTCTCTTTTCGGTTTTACGATTGCTCGTGCTAAGGACGAAGAAGAACAGGTAGCACAACAATCATTCTCTCCACCATCAAATGACGATGGTGCTCTTACCATTACCTCTGCGGCCTATTATGGCACATATGTTGACCTTGATGGTACCGCCAAAAATGACGTAGAACTTATCTCTCGTTACCGGGAAATGGCAATGCAACCAGAAATTGAATCAGCCATTGACGATATCGTTGGTGAAGCAATCTGTGAAGATGATGATGGTAACACAATCAAACTGGTATTAGACAATCTAGAACAACCAGAAAAAATTAAAAACGCCATTAAAAAAGAATTTGATACCATCATTCGGTTATTAAATTACAAGAGTATGGCACAAGATTTGTTCCGTAGATACTATGTTGATGGTCGTTTATTCTTCCACATTATCATCGACCACGAATCACCAAATTCTGGTATCAAAGAACTCCGTTATATCGATCCACGCAAACTCCGTAAAATTCGTGAAATCAAAAAACAAAAGGATGAGCGTACTGGTGTGGATGTAATGAATGTGGTAAATGAATATTACATTTATAATGACAAGGTGACTACAGGATCGTCACAAAACTTTGGACCAGTAGGTGTACGAATCACAACAGATTCCATCATCTCCGTGGTTTCTGGACTGATGGACAGTCGCCGTGCAGTAGTGTTGTCTTACTTACACAAAGCAATTAAGCCACTTAACCAATTAAGGATGATTGAAGATGCCACAGTCATTTATCGTATCAGTCGTGCTCCTGAACGCCGTATTTTTTATATTGACGTGGGTAACCTTCCGAAGTTAAAGGCAGAACAGTACCTCCGTGATATCATGGTCAAATATAAGAACAAACTGGTATACGATTCAAATACCGGTGAAGTTCGTGATGACCGTAAACACCTTTCTATGTTAGAGGATTTCTGGTTGCCACGCCGTGAAGGTGGAAAAGGTACAGAAATTTCTACATTACCTGGTGGTCAAAATCTAGGTGAGTTGGAAGATGTAAAGTATTTTGAAAAGAAACTCTACAAGTCTTTAAATGTTCCAATCTCTCGTTTGAATCCAGAATCTTCTGGTTTCTCTTTAGGCCGTTCAACCGAAGTTACCCGTGATGAGATTAAGTTCTCTCGGTTTGTGGAAAAACTCCGTAGTAAATTTACCGATATGTTTGACCAAGCACTCCGTGTGCAATGTGTTCTTAAAGGTATTTGTACAAATGAAGAATGGAAGTATTTCCAAGATGATATTCACTATGACTTCATTCGTGACAACAACTTTACTGAATTAAAAGAAGCAGAATTAATGACCAACCGGTTACAGTTGTTAAGTGCGGTGGATGCTTATACAGGTCGTTATTTCTCTCAATCTTGGATTCAACGTAATGTTCTCCGTTTAACAGACGATGAAATTAAAGAAATGCAAACTGAGATGGACGAAGAAAAAGAAGCTGGACTTGGTTTACCAGTTGGAGTAATGAATGATGTGGCACAACAACAGATGATGTCACAAGTACCAAGCCAACCTGGTAATCCATTGGATCAAGAACACGAAGCTGAAATGGCTCAGCGAGCAGCCAAAAAAACGAATGATTAAGCGTTTATTATAAATATTTTGAGGAGAAACAAATGGATACAAGACAAATCATAGACTATGCAATGGATGATAATGGTGTAGAATTTAGAAATGCACTATATGCTTCCATTCACGATAAAGTAACTGCTCATATTGAAGCAGCTAAACAAGCGGTAGCACAAAATTTCTTCCGTAGTGAAGAAGAATCCGATTCGGATGAAAACGCTTAAG